AAACCACTTTTTGGGGAAAGCATACTTGGATTATTCAATAATTTCTATTGACTTTATCTCGCTTTGCATAAATTCAACAAGACTTTCGCCAATTTTCAGAGTTATGCCATCCTCAAGGTTTTCAGTATTCTCTTCGTCGCATATATATTCTTCTGCATCCGTGATCTCGTCAATATATCCAACAAATTCCTTACCGTCTTCATCTGTTAATTTCACCTTTTTTGCATCTTTGTACTGCCACAAGTTAATCATAGTCATCCCCCTTTATTGGAACTATGTGCGCTCCATTTTTGCCATAGTGTATGGTGGCCTTGTTGGTGTCGTGGTATTTGCCTCCACCATAATATTTGCCGATTACTTTGCCGCAACTTATTTTTTCTCTTGATTGCGGATTGCCATTTTTATCCACTTTTACAATTCCAGTACCTGACTTTTGCAAAATTATTTGTTGCGCTTCTTCCTGACTGATTGTTAAAATACTTTGAGGATTGCCGCTTTTCTCTTTTCTTGATTTGAGATAAGCCTCGTATTGCGCCGTGCCTTCCTTATGCTTGTTATACTGGTTTATACTCAAACTTGTTCCGTACTCGCCCGATTCAATTTTCTTTGTTATCATGCTGCTGGATGTTTGCGGTATTCTCGGAACATCTTTTATATCCGGGATATCACTTTGCAAATAGCCCCCTAATACAGCTTGGTGTTTGGCTTCCGGATCAGTCTTCGCGTCAAGTTCAGCTTCAGTTCTTTTGAGCAGATCGTTTTCAAGGGTTTTGAGATATAACCCGGCTTGTGCGTCGCCTTCTTGTATTTTGATATAATTATACCGCGCTATTTCCTCTGCTGTCAACTTTTGAAGCATTATCAGCTCTTCGGGAGTTGCGGTTTGTTTTACAGCGCAAAAATCAAAAAGACAGCGCCTTAAAAGACGCCGTCTTTTATCCTTAGTTTTCTACTATCTCAAACCACTTTTTGGGATACAAATAGCCTTGTATTTCTTCATCCTCATCGTATCCCTCTTCGTCAACGACGCGATAATACCCTCGTTCTTCACCTAAGCAATCATAGATTTTGTCTTTTATTAAACAAACATCGTTGCTCGTTCCAATGTATTTAACTCTCATTATCAAAGACATCTCCGGCTTATTCAATGATTTCTATTGACTTTATCTCGCTTTGCATGAATTCGATATGAGCACCATTAGCAGAAATAGTAATCCCATTTTCTTGGATATCTTCATCTGCATATTCTCCCGCGTCAGTAATATCAACAATCCTGCCGACAAATTCCTGGCCATCAATATCCGTCAGTTTAATTCTCTTCGCGTCTTGATATTTCCACAAATTAATCATAGTCATCCCCCTTTATTGGAACTATGTGCGCTCCTTTTTTACCATAGTGAATGGTCGCCTTGTTGGTGTCGTGATATTTACCTCCACCATAATACTTACCTATTACCTTTCCGTAGGTAATGTCTTCTTTTGATGTAGGCTCGCCCTTTCTCGTGACCCTCACTATTCCCGTACCAGCCTTCGCTTTTATTATTTCTTGTGCCTCTTTTTCTGTTATGGTTAAAACACTCTGTGGGTTTCCACCCTCTTTTTTTCTGCCTATCAAATATTGGTTATATTGTGGCGTGCCCATAATATGTTTCTCGTATTGCTGGTGACTTAATTTGATACTATATTCGCCCGATTCAATTTTCTTTGTTATCATGCTGCTGGATGTTTGCGGTATTCTCGGAACATCTTTTATATCCGGGGTATCACTTTGCAAATAGCCCCCTAATACAGCTTGGTGTTTGGCTTCCGGATCAGTCTTCGCGTCAAGTTCGGCTTCAGTTCTTTTGAGCAGATCGTTTTCAAGGGTTTTGAGGTAGAGTGCGGCTTGGGCGTCGCCTTTTTCTATCTTGATATAATTATACCGCGCTATTTCCTCCGGTGTCAACCGACTCAGCATTGAAAGCTCTTGCTCTGTGGCGGTTTGTTTTACATATTCCGCGGCAACTGCATTATCGGGGTTGTTGATATAGTGGTAAAGGGCATTTTCAGCGTTTATGTCGCTATCTGCAACTTCTATGTATTTGCTGCTTCTTTCAAATCGGTCTTCTTTTTCAAGCCTGTTATAGCCGCTTTCACTATACTCGCTTTTGATGCTTGTATCGATACTCTCAAACAGGGTGAGGTTGGAAGAAGACGCAGGTTTGGTGTTTATATGTGACAAAACTTCACTATTGATATTTTCCCCATTTTGTGATATACTATTATTAGGGTTTGTGTCCGATTTAACGGACTGCCCCGAAGCACCGCTAATGTTAGAGTATTGGACTCTCTCATTTAAGGCGGTGCTTTTTTTGTATATTAGCTCAAAGTTGTTTTTTGCCAGATAGCTCTGTAGATTATTTTTACCGTAAGCGCTGAGTATCTGATTTTCATCAATATAAACGTCATTATATGATCCTTTTCCCTCAATTTTAACAGGCACAATAATGGCGTTACCGTTATTATCTTTGAGTTCCGTAATTATTATATAGTGATCATCATCTTTTCTATATATCTCCAGCGGAGTGTCCATGTTGTCGATAGCCTGCACAAACAATTCCTTTCCCATTCCATGGTAATTGATTCCTCGACCAATGGGCAACCCAAGTTCTTTCGCCTCGGTTTCTGTATAAATAATTGTTTTGATGTGCTTTTGGGTAATAAGCATCGGCAAATCCCTTACGCCGTGCTCAACCAATAGTTGCGGTGTGAAATCTCTTGCTTTCACTTGGCTTCCTTTGGGCATTTCATTGTTAAGCGTTTTTTCAATTTCCGTTTCAAAAGAATCACTGATATGGTACTTCACATCACCACTCTCGGTGACATTATTTTCTCCCCAGTTTTCACTGTATGCCTTTTCGAAGGTTCTCTTTAACGTTTCAAGCTGCCTTGCTTCTTCACTGCCTGCCGTTGCTAATTTCAGCAAATACTTGATCTCATCAAATATCTTTTGAAAAACATTTCTGTTTTTTGCAGACAGAGCAGACACAAAATCGCTGTCGGTAAATAGATAATCTCCTATCAGGTCAGCCGTAAGCTCTCCGTTGATGTCCGCATTCTTCCCCTCATACAGCTTGGTGATTTGGGCAAGGCGGGTGTCGTATTCTCCCTTTGTCTTTGCATAGTCAAAGACCGCCTTTTGCAACTGATCGTAAAGAGCTGTACCTTCGAGAATATGAGTGATTTCGTGGCCGACGATACTGCTTAACGCCTTTGACGATTCAATATTGATGGTTATGCCGCCGTCGGTTACATAGCCGTTGACCACAACGCCGTCCAGAGAAAAACCTGACTGCTTTATTTTTTCATTATCCGCAAAGTCAAAGAGAATCCCTTTTTCTGCAGATACCTTAGCAACGAAATCTACAAATCGGTGCGTTTCTTCGGTATCGTTCAGTATTCCGCTGTCGATGGCCCTTTGAACGACCGCAGCCTGCGGTGCGTCATACTTGCTCAAGTCGGCCTGAAACGCCTGACTTTTCTTTGCTTCTTCGGTGGAGGTTTCGGTGGTAGTTTCTGCAAGGCCGGGAAGCTGCCCATTGATATTTTCGCCGTTTTGTGGTATACTGTCTTTCGCAAGGTTGAGTATGCGAGACACCTCGGCAGGTTGGATGCCTATGGTGGCAAGCATTTGCTCAGCCTTGTCTTTATTTATAACAACAAGCTCCCCGTTCTCTGCCGCTTTAATTATTCGATTCGCCATATCATCCAACGGATAAACGCTTTTCACTTGATTTACATAATAGCTTTCCATCGGATTGTTTACCCATACTCCGGCAATAACAAAAGAACTTTGCCCTTTTGTATCGCTCATAGCATAATCTGTAACGATCGTCATTTTCTTACTGTTATCAATGAGCATTGGAGATTCAGACAAATGTTGCGGCATGTTTTCAAAGAAATCATAAGGTACGCCGTGAGAGGAACGGCTTTCATTCTTCGTCGATTCTCTTCGGGACTTTCGGTAATCTCCTTGATTCATGGCAAAGGCAACATTAGGCAAACCTACGGCTTGTAACTGTGAGGAAGGCTCACCAATATACAAGGAATTACTACCGTTTATATTCCCATTTTCAATCTGTTCCAACTGTGTTGCATAGGGCATTTGTGATGTCTTGGTTATGCTATACTTTACATCACCTTTTTCTGTGGCGCTTGTTGCTTTGCTTTCTGCAGGCTGGGTGCCCTGCACAGTATTCTTTGAGTCGGTGGTAGACTTTTTTGAAATAGAGTTTATTGAGGCACCTACGGCTTTGCCAAGATTTGTTGTGCCGCTTAATAGCGTACCGCCTATAAACGCGTCAATTCTTTCTTCCGTTGCTTCTTCTGAAAAAAGAAGTTCGAATAAGCTTTCCTCGTTTTGATAAGTAAGCCACTCTCCAAAAGTGCCTATGTCCTGGCTAATCACTTCCTCAAGCCCCTCGCCGGAGGTTTCGATGCCAAACTTTGCAAGTGCTCTGATATACTTATCTGCTATGCTCTTAGCCAACATCTCCGTGAGCCCTTCATCAAGAGTTTTGCCGCCAAGCTTAATGCCGCCGGATATCTTTTCAGTCAAAACCTCCGCAGCCGCCGTTATCACACCACTGAATGCAGCTTCATCTAAGCTTGCTCCCTCGTTTAGAGTCTTCTCTATTTGTCCTCCGGCGCTTATCATACCCATTATCATCCACCAAGGAATGCCGATAAGCTGCAACGCTTTTGTTCCCAACAGTTCTCCGCCGGACTGTGCAAGTGCGTCAATTTTTTCTCCAATCACAGATGCATCTTCAACATCCATATTCCATATCTTTTCTGTGGGTTTTGTAATAACAGTTTCCGCAAATTTTTCTCCGCTGTATAAATCCTTTTGGACAAACTCTGCAGCCCAATCCTTGCCTGCATCAAAACTCCCTTCCGCTGCCGATTGCTGGGCCGGGGATTGATAAGCACCCCCATTCATATAATATTGAGCTTGTGCATTATACTGCGCTGCAGTAACCAAAAAGTCAAGCGCTTTTTCGGGCATTTCTGCTAAGCCCGCTAATATATCTGCCCGTAAGTCGGCCGACGACGCAACGATGGCTTTATGCGTCTTTTCATTGCTCTCCTTAAACCAAGTCCCCTTGTCTTTAAGAGCATTATTATACACATATTGCAGTGCTTGCGGCGATTGAAAAAGTGGCATCGGCTGTCCTGTGGCATGTGTCGGGCCATTAGTCCTTATCTGCCTTTGCGAAGCGCCTCCTTCTCCTTTTTGTTGGTTGGAGGCCTTGTTTGTATCAGGCTTAACCCCTGCGGAGGCAGGTTTTTCTTTCTCTGCAGCAGGGGTGCCCGCTTCTGCGGGGGCGGGTGTTTTGGGCGCAGTCGGGGCGGAAGATGAAGCTGCGGGCGCAGAAGGTGTCTCGGTAGCCGCAGTCTTTGGCACAACGGGCTCATTTGGCTGCGGATTTACCGCAGCCAAAGGGCCGTTGGTAGGCACTGCCGATACGACCTTCGGTATATACGGGCGGGAAAGCGCCGACTTAAGCTCATCTGCCGTGGGCGGTTTGCTCTGTGCAGGCTTAAAAAGCGGATTTCCCTTATATTTCTTCAGCGGGTCGCTGAATGTATTTTTTGTGCTCATTCTTTTTCCTCCAGTTTTGTTATTCTTCGGTTTTGAAGCTCAAACTGATAGTTTATCTGCTCCTGGAGATAGCAAAGGTAATTTGCCAAAGCGTCGACGTCTTTTTTAATATCCCCCGAGGGAGAGGGGGGCAGCTTGTCTATCTTTTTCAGCTTCATCTGCCGCCCTCGGTAAACTCACGGAGCATTCCCCGCAAGATTACCTTGCCCTTTCCTTCGATTTTCACGATAAGCCCGTCGCACCGCCACAGGCGCAGGGGGATCTCTGTTTCAAGATTTAATGCGGCGGTCTTGGTACATACCCTTTTAAACTCGCCGCCCCCTTCCTTGACCGACACCCAAAGGGCGGAGCCTTTTTCCATCTCCGCCTTTAAGGTGAGTGAGGTGTAGCCCTTTTTGCCCCATAGGTCTTTATCCATCGGGGCAAACTCAGCGCTCCACTCTGCCCGGGCAAGGTCCTCGTCCTGACGCAGGACCTTGCCGCCGCTTGCGGCGTGGACCTTTCCTCCGACTAAGCACAGCGCGTCCAGCGCCATCTTGCTTTCGCACATCCAGAGGTTGCAAAAAAGGTCGTAGACCAGCAGCTCGTCTCCCTCCTCCGACGATAGCCCCATATAGTAAGCTTTGCCGTCGCTTGCCGATACGGCGGAGGTGTATCGGGCCTGTCCAAGCTCGTGGGAAATGAGCTTGGGAGTGCCGCCCGAGTAGGCGTAAACGCCGTGGACACCCTTGTAAAAAAGAACCTCGCCCATTATCTGCAGGGATTTTTCCGCTCCCTGCTGAACTCCTGCTATCTCGTACTCGTGCATATAGTACTGGGCAGGGTTGGAGCCTTGGATCTTGTGCAGTTTCTTCTCTTTAAAGCAACACACACCGCCGCCAAAAGAGCATATCGCAGTGAACTTGTCTTCCGAGCCGACTGCAACGGCGTAACTGTCGGTGCCGGCGTTGCCATAAGTAAAGAATTTTTGCGGCGCTCCCAATTTTGAAGCATAAACGGTGTTGTCTTTGTTGCTTACACCCCAAAGGCGATTTTCACTCTCGCAGATGAAGTCAAGGTCGGGCACGGCTCGCTTGAGAGTCAAGGTGGCGCCACTAAAGGTGTACTCCTGCATTTGTAAGGCTTCCTGCCCTGAATAGCTTTGCGCCGTTGCGAAAAACGAGCCGACGACGCATTTCTTGCTTTCGTCCCACACCTCAACGCAGACGGGCTCTTCGGGCACTTCGGTAACGTTGGGTATAAACACGACGTTACCCTCCTTAACGGTCATAGGCAAGGTTGCGCTTAAAAGGACGGCTCCGTTTTGCAAAGCGATATGCTCCTTTGCGGGAACGTTCTCTTTTGCCGTCCAATAATGCCCCACCTCTCTTATGACGCCTTTTTCAAATACGATTTGGTTATTTGCCCCGTCGATTTCGGCTATTGCCGCACCATCGGCATCGCAAAGTCCCAAAGGTGTTCCCTTGAGGGTAATTACGTCTCCTGCCTGAAAATTGTCGGAGAAAAATACCCGCTTTTCCTCGGACTTATAAACGTCGTAATATATTTCGAAGGTAATATGGTCTTGATCGTCGCCGCTTTTTTCCACCGATGCCATCCAGCTCGCCACTACGGCATAGTAGCCCTCGTTATTTTGACGGGATTTATCGGGCAGACGGTCGTTTGAAACCTCAAAAACGGTGCTGAAGGTAGGCACTGTGCCTTTATAAAGGACGGGAATAATAATGTCGCCCACCTCCAGCTTTTTCGCTTCGTTCAGCTCTTCATATTCAGAAAGGCCTTGCCACGCGCCGTCTTTCCAGCATTGGGAAATTGCCGTTTTGTATTTACCGTAGGAATACATCTTATAATCAAGAATATCGGTTATGGTGTATCTCTCGCTGAAGGTGCCCACCTTTTGAGGGGACGGAGGTGATGTCAGCCGATTTTCGGCAAAAACGGCTCCCGTGGCATCTACGTCCAAGGTCATCTCCTGCTCCATATTGATAACGGTGGAATCGGCCAGATTTATCATCAGCTTATCGGGGAAAACGCACAGCTTGTCCCCTACCACCGCAAACTGCTTTTTGCCCGACTTAACGTTGCAGACCTCCTTGCCGTCGTAGTAGAGGACGTTGCCCGCAACGTGCGTCAGCTTATCGTTCCACTCGAACATATCGGTAACGTTGTTATAGCTGCCCAGCTCCTTAAAGGGCAGGCTTTGGGTAAGGGCGGGATAAAAGGCGGCGGTGAGGCCGACGCTGTCTTTCAGCTGACCGTCCTTGTAATTTTCCGAGCGATTAAGCCCATTAAAGGTAATGATCTCTCGGCTTTTTTTATTGAATGCGTAAGGCAAACGGGGCAGCATCACATCACCTGCCAGTTCTGTGAAGTTTTAGGCTTATGAGTGCGACGGTACCAGCATTTTGCGTCGGTGTAAAGGCTGTTGAACACCGTCATATCGTTGAAATAGAGCTGGCTGTCCTGCTGGGCGAGGTCTATCATCGCCATAAGATAGAGCTCATAGATATTGTCGCAGGGGGCGGGCATAAGCAGCTCCCTGTCTTTTGGCCAGACGTCTGCAGGGGCATCCTTTCCCATCAGATCGGCGATTCTGCCATCCAGATCGTTGAGCCACGACGCCTTCATCTCGTCGGGAATAAGGTTTGGGCGCAAAGCATCGGCTCGGTTTATTGCTTGTTTAAGATTCATATGTTTTCTCCCGCCATAAAGGCGGCTTTCTCCTTTCTCGGGGATCAGTTTTTATCTGCATCTTTGGAGCTTTTTACCGAAGATGCGTCTATCTTCCCCTCGGTTATGATGTAGGCAACCGCCGAGCAAAGACTCATAACGGTGCCCGCCACGGTGGATATTTCACCGCCGTCTATGCCGAAGGTCACGGCGATACCCGCAATAATGCCGATAAGCGCGGTAATAAGCTTTCGGCTTTTCAGCTTTTGTGTAAACTTTTTCATTTTTCCTCCTTTAGTTTCGGTGGGCGCGGCGGAGGGCTTTTGCCCGTCAGCTTACCACGTCCCAGGTGCGGATCTCGTTGTAGATATCGTCTATAAAGCTGTTTCCGCCAAGGGCTTTATAGGCATTGTAAAGGTAGATAAAGTTCTCCTTTTCGTATTGACGGATAACCGCCTTTTCACGGTGCTTATAGTAGGTGCGGAGCATATCGGAGCGAAGGAGGCATTTTTGGCCGTCTTCTATCTTGTGCAGTCCCAGCGCCCACTTGCGAAGGGGCTTTATAAAAAGCACCGCCAAGGCAAACACCGCACTCAGGCTTCCGCAGACCTCGGCGGCCATTTTTAAAAACCCCATATTCTTTACCTCGATTACTCGTTTTCGCTGAGAGAAATATCGGTGTAGGTGCAGGTGACGTCTTTGACCAGCGCAGAGAAGAGAACGGAGTAGATAGCTCCCTCTTCGGCTGTGATGGTTGCGGTTTTGTTTCCTGCTCCGCTGCCCAGCTGCAGATTGGAATTATAGGTGGTGTCGGGATTGTATCTGACAAGATATACTCGCATCAGATTCTGGTCGGCAGTCCAATTAAGGGTATAGGTTTTCCCCGCCTTTAGCGCCACGGGAAACTCAACGCCAATGCCTGCGCTGGCCTTGTCTGTGAGATAAAGCGACAGGCTGTTTTCCGATATGGGTGTGTAGGTTAAAGCGGCGGATACTGCGTCGCTTCGGGAGCCGCTGAAGCTTGCGTCATAGCACTTTGCCACGTTCAGCTCTCTTGTGCTTGCGGGCAATATTGCCTCGGCGGTCAGCTCGTGCTTAACGTAGCTTCTCTCCTCCAAGTCAATCAAGGGTGCAACGTAGGCTACACCGTCGGTGATGCTTATAAGCACCTCGTAAAGCCTTGTTCCCAGTGCGTTGTAGCCGTCGGTTGTGGGATGCACACCGTCGTTTATCTGGGTTTCGGTGTCCAGAATACAGTTGCTTGCAGATACGGTTACATTTTCGTTGTCTGCAAAATACTCACGCAGATCCCTTGCAAAGCGAATGATGTTGCGATTATAGATCCACCTGATCTGGTCGGTGTTATATGCCCGAGTAAATGCTTCGGCATTGCTGTTTGGGGTGATGGGCAGGTTTATGATAACCTTGATGCTTTTATCGTAGTCAAGAATGGACGACACCATTTCAGCGATATAGCCGAGGGCTTTTTCGCCGCTGTATTCAGTATCCTTGTCGGTAAAAATATCGTTGATGCCCAGCTGAATGGCAACTGCCTGAATGCCCTTGAAGCTGTTTTTTTGGTTGCTCATATAATGAGCAAAGTCGAAGCCCTTGTTATAGAATGGGTTTTCTGTGTCCTGAGATGAGGCAAGTGTGCAGTACATCTTGGCAGTCCAGCCCGCTCTGCCCTCGTGGGTGGCATTACCCCGTGTGCCCAGAAGCATCAGGGTAGCGCCGTCGTTTGCGTAAAGCTCCGACACCTTTGCGGTCATCGTGCCGTTGGCCACGGTGCTGTCGCCGATAACCATAACCTTGGTGGTCAAAGCGGGTGTCTTTGCGCAGGCGCGCACTTCAAGCTCGCCCTTTTCCAGCAGGTTGAACGCCTTGTCGTATACCTTCCAAGGCAAAAGGTAGGTGCCTTCCTTTGCTGCGCTTATGGACATATACTCATCAAAGTAAAATGTTTCAAGGCCGCTGTTGCGCCCTACCCACAGCATCACGTCTTCTCTGGACAAAACGTTGCGGAAATACACCCGAAACTCGCTGCCCACCCTAAGATTTACGTAGTCGGGCAAAGACACATACAGTCCGCCCGAGCGGGTACCCGCCATTGCCTTTAAGGCGGCGGCTATCTCCTTGCCCGTTTCGTCAAGGATAATGGGTTTTGTTATATTGCTCATTTGTTTTCCTCCTTAAAAGTGATGCACAAGGCGCCGTCTTGCACGTTTAAGCCTACGTAAGCGGGAAACTCGGGCATTTTTTCAATGGCATCACTGTTTTGCGCCACTTGCCTTTGCAGCCTTTCGGTGTGCTCTTCAAGCTTTTGAATGTGCTCCAAAGCGCGACCCGAAAGCTCTTGCATCTCCCGCCTCAGCTGCTCCCTTTCGGGAGGTGTAACGCTTTTGGGTGTGTCTGCGCCCTCGGTGTCGGGGGCAGAGGCAACGTAAAAGGGCAGGCTGACGCTTCTTGCACGGGAGGCTTCCCCAAAGCCTTCTATTATCAGGGTGCAGCTTCCGCACTGACAAAGGGCTTCAAAGGGCACCAAAACGCGGTAGGCGTCACTTTTTTCGGCCACTTGGTTGTGAGCGCCCAAAAGCACCCTTGCAGAGCTTGTTCCCAGTGCCGAAATCCAAAAGGCTTCCTTTCGGTAGCTTTTCCAGCTTTCGTCAAACTCTATAACTACGGCGCTTGCGTTGCCCGCGCCCTGCACTCCCGCAAAGTTATCGGAAGCGAGGGCAAACTCGTCTTGCACCTTTATTTTAATTTCTCGCATCTTCTTCCCCCTTTTCTTCCCTTTCGCCGCAGACCAGAGCTACTCCCTTTTTAAAAGCCTCGTCGGATACCGACTTTAAATAGGAAAGAATACTGCTGCGGTCTTTGAGCCTGCCGCTTTGGCACAGCCTGTCTGCAGCTAAGGACAGTCTATCCTCGGCGGAGGTTTTGGTCTTCTCGTTCATTTTCTTTTCCCCGCCTTAGTCGCAGGCAAGAGGGTTTTCAAAAAACTCTCTCTTCCTTGCTTCCTGATACTCGGCGGCACAGACCTCCTGACGTGCCGACTGCTCTAAAATAAGAGCAAACTTGCGCTTTATCCTAACGGGCACACCGCGCTTTATCAGGCAGTTTTCGCCGTTGCAGGAAACGAACACGTCGTCACGGTAGTCCTTGCCGTCACGGAAAAGCTGAACCTCCACGTATTCCTCCATAAAGGGATCTGCCGCGGCGGGCTGATTTTTCCCTGCGCTTATTTCCTTTAAAATCTCTTCTCTCAGGCTTTCCTTTAAAGCTTCGATGTCAAGCTTTTCATTTTTTACGGTCTTGTTATCACTCATAATTTTCCTCCTTATTTTTAAGGCAAGGGGGCAAAGCGCCCCCTTTTACCTATTGTCAGTTGGCGCCTGAATCGTTGAAGCTGCTGCAGCTTTCGATACGCACCATATACTCCTCAACAAGACGCTTTGCTGCGTGGGTTGCTTTCCAACCTGCAGTGCCGCGCTGATTTAAGGGGTCGGCAGTGCCTGCGGAGCCGAGCTGCTTGACGATATGCTGCAAGCCGCCGCCCTTGATCTCGGTTACGCCGTAGGCGTTGTCGCCGAAAATGAGGGTTGCGTAGACGTCTCTGCCCTCTGCACCTGCCTCGCCGGGGTAAACGGTCTCGCCTGCAGAAACGGTGCCTACAAGTGCCTCGCTTACGGTGATGGATGCACTGCCTGCAGCAGCGGCAGCGGCGGAAGCCACGGTGTAAACGTTGCCTGCGATAATAACCTTTCTGCCTGCCAGAGCAGCTGCCTGAGTGGCGGAAATTGCCTCCTCAACGGTAATAGTCTTAGAGCTTACGCTCTTCACCTTGAGGTTGCGGACTGCGCTCTTGTCGCCGTCGGCAGGAAGCAGGTCGGGAGCGTGGAAGATCTTGCTCTCGCTGGTCTCGATAAAGCGGCAGCCTGCAATGCAGCCTATTTCGCCTGCATAGATGTGGTCGGTGTCTACGTACTGATGGGGGAACTTCCACTCGGGATCGCTCATCAGATCATAAGAGCAGTCCTGATTGATGATAGCCACGTAGTAGCCGTCTATCTTCTCGGCGTTCATAGCCTTGAGATATCTGACTACTCTCTTGATGAGGTCAACGGTCAGGTAGCAGTTGCCGCTGTCCTTGCCGCCAACAAGCTGATGACGGGCGCTCTTTGCGCCTGCATAATGTACGTTGGTGCCGCCGCACAGTACCTCTCTTGTGATGGTGTCGAGAGTGCGGCCTGCCTGAGAGCCCAAAAGCTTGGTAGCCTGAACGAGGTTGTTGTCCACGGCGGTGAGCATAAGCATATCGGACAGCTCAACAAAGCCGCCGTACTGCTCCACGGTTGCGGAAACGGTGCTCATATTAAGCTTCTGACCGTCGGGGGTAACGCCCTCGGTGAGAGCCTTCGTCAGCTTGGGCAGGGGGCTGTACTTGCGGAAGATTACAGTCTTGCCGTTATTCTGGGGAATGGGCTGCTTCTGAGCAAACTTATCGTGGACAAGCTTGGGGGAAGCGATGTCGATGAGATAGTCGCTGTAGTAGGTCTTCATCTCGCCTGACAGACCGCTGTCGGTGGTTACGTTGGTGTTTTCGCCGAATACGGCGAGCTTTGCCTTGGTGATTCTTAACTGATTCATTTTTCTCCTCTTTCTTTTAAAGTACTATTTTTTCGCCGTTTGCGGCGCGGCGGGCGATGTTTGCCCGCTCCTGTGGTGTAAGACGGGATACGTCGGGCCTTAGAGTGATACCCGCACTTGCGGTTATGCCGTTTTCCCGCACCCTTTGAAGTGCAGGCACGGGGGCGCTCTCCCTATTTCGACGGTTTTCGGCAAGACGGGACACCTCGAAAGCGTCAAAAACGCTGAGTCCATCCTCCAGTAAAGCCATAAACACGGGGTTTTCGGTGTATGCCTCCAGATCGAAATCGGGGGTTTTTTCGCGCAAAGCCTGAGCCTGCTTGCGCCACAAGTCCAAGGTGGCGCTTTTGGCAAGGGCGGAAAGCTGGTCTGCGGCACCGTCGGGGGAGGTGCTTGCCTCTGTGTCGGGCACAGCTTCTTGCGATACTGCGTCTTTTTCCTTGGCCTGCTCCTCTTTTCCCGTCTTTTTAAGTCTGCGATCTAAAAATCTCTGCAGGGCGGAAGACGGTGCGTTTTGCGTGTCCAAAACCTCCTTTTCCTCCGCCTTTTTATAAGGATTTATCTTCATTCTTTCCTCCTCTGTTTTGCGGGGCATCGGTGAGGGTTCAGTATTCCCCCGCCTTTTCCCCATTTATATAAACCTCCACACAATTGGGGTAGGACAAGGACACTGCGGCAAGACCTAAAAGGGCGGTCATAAAGGCGGCGCGCAGACCTTCGCCGCCGCTGACCTCCATCTCCGCCTTGCCGCTGCCGGCTGTCATATCCTTTTGCCTCGTCAGGCAGCCTATCCTTTTTACGTGCAGGGGGTTATTGTCCATCCAAAGCCAAAGAGCGTGCACCAGCGCCGAGCAAGCGGCGCACACGGGATCGTCGGTTTCCTTATACCCCGCGTGTCCTCGTACACTGAGGCGGAAGTCGTCTCCTTTGGTTTCGGCTTTTACCGTTATCATAGCTGCTCGGGAATAAGGGCGGCGTTTTCCTGCAGCCTCTGCAAAAGCGCCTCCTTGCCCTCGAAGTCCATCATCGACAACAGAAGCTGGGCCTGCTTGATATTCTCGGGGGCGAAAGCACCCAATCTGTAATGCTCCTTGGCCGTTTCGTTTAAGGACATCTGAGAAAAGGGGCTGCGCTTTTCGGGGCGCACCTTTATGTCGAAAATCGGCTTTTTGCCCTCAAAGGAGGCCAGCGCCCCTGCGGAAAAGCTGCAAAACTCCGGCTCTTCCCCGCCGTTTATGCGGTATTCTCTTTCACTTGTGTAAAACTGCAGCACAAGCTCCAAAACCAGATATACTATCTTGACGTATGCGCGGTATGCCGCCCCGATCATATCTCGGCTGTTTTTGCTGCCCGCCTCCTGCAAAGCGGCAATGGCGGAAGCTGCGGTCACTCCTCCTGCGGTGGAGCCTGCGTTTACGTCACGGTTGGCCGCCGTCTCCTTCATTTCGTCTATCTTCTGCTGAAGCATAGTGACGAAGACGTTGTCGATAGGTTCCACCTTGATCTGGCGCAGGCGGGCGTCGTCAAGGGAGCTTCCCTCAACGTGAACGATGGGCTTGTTCCAGTCCAGCAGCTCCTGCTCGTTTACACCCGTGTTGCCCGCCGTGAGAAAGCGTACCTTTGTAGCCATCATAGCGCTCTCCAGAATGTTGGCGCTGAGTTTGTCGATATACATCTGGGGATCCTTGGTAACCGACACGTAGCCAAAGCCCACGGGGGTTCCCTTTTCGGGGAAAAGGGTGTCGAAGACTACGGGGTACATTCCGTGGTCGTAGTAGCCTCTCTCTCGGTAAGCGGGATCGTTTTCGGAGGCGTAGAGAAGTCTGTCGCCGCAGAACTTCATCAGATGCACCACCCTTTTGCCCGCAGAGTTTACGGTGCGGTAATAGCAGTCGGCAACCAGCACCTTGTCGCTTATGTCCACGGTGTCGTCGTAGATATACTGCTTATGCTCGAATGCGGGAGTAAAGGACGTGTTTTTTGCTTCGGGGTAAAGGCTCAAAAGGGTTTTTCTATCCCAGGTGTCCACAATGAAAAGGCGGCTTGACGCCTGAATGTCGGACACACCGGGCTCCCAAAAAATGTTGAGCAGGTCGATCATTTTGATGTCTACGTCGCCCTTGCCGCCGTTTTTATCGGGGTTCCAGAAAACGCCGTAGGCGGCGGTGCCGTGCTTTAGCTTTTCCCACCAATTATCGGAATAGGTCTGCTCAAACTCGCACCTTTCCAAAATGACGGGCAGGATCTTCGACAGCGCACGGGATGCTTCAACGTCGCCTCTTTCCCGAGGCAAAACGGTGGGGGTGGGGTAGCTGTCGGAGGCGTCGGCGTGCTTGTTCATCAGGGTGTTGAAAAGCCAGGCAGACGAAGGCTCGGGATGTACACCTCGGGCAGTATTGCGGCGCATCACTTCCCAATGGCGGCGCTTATACCAAAGCTCGTCCTCCACTATTCGCTCCTCCAGATTAGCCTTGCCCTCCTTATATTTTCTCAGGGCTTCAATAGCCTCCCTGAGTTGCATTTCGCCAACGGGCAGCGGGCCTTTTGCCCTGCCTTTCGGGGGCAGGTTTTCCTTTGCCGCCGCAAAAACCTTGCCACGGCGGTCTTCTTTCAAACTGTTCATAATTACTCCTTTTTAATATGTTCTGTAGAAATCGTAACGGTCGTATACCGTAGGTGTGCTGAGAGGATCGAAAACGGCGGCTTGAGGTATGGCGCTTTGCGGGGGCGTAATGGGGTTTTCCATACACACGTATCTCAGCTCATCGTAGATGTGGTCCTCCCCCTTTGAGTCTATATCCTCCACGTTGCAGGAGTCGTAGACTAAAGCGGGAAAGGTGCGGATAAAGTGGCGGCAGGTGGAAAAGACGTAGAGCATCGGCACACCGCCCTCGTCAAAGGCGAGGCGGTTGTGCACCTGCATTTTTCCGTCTATTCTCGAGTGATCGCCACGATTGAAAAATACCCCCTCCCGCTCAAAAAGAGATGCGATGCTTTCGGTGCCGTCTGAGCCCCATATTGCAGGATCGGCAACCCCCCAGATGTTTCTGCCGCGAAGATTTTGGTCTTCCCTTTCTATCCTGCGTATCTCCCTCGCCACTCGGGACGGCTCCCACCTGACTCCCGTGTTGGGACTTTCGGTGCAGCCGTAGAGCTCACGGATACGGTAAAGCCGTCGGTCGTGGTCAACTGCGTACCACCCCACCGAAAAAGGGCGGCTGTATCCCCAGTCGAGCCCCCGCCACACGCTCCAGCTTGTTGGAATTGCAAAGGGGGCGATAACGTGGGTATGCTTGCGGTCGTGGTAATGGGCGGGGCCGTTGCGCCACTCGGTAAAGACCTGCCCCGAGAAGGTGTCCCAGTCGCCGTAGAGCAGGGCTCTTTTTTCCGCTTCGGGCAGAGCGGCAAGGCGCTTTATATAATCGGGATCATTTTGAAGCAGGCAAGGGTTATCGAAAACGCTGGACGGCACGAAGATGCGCCTTTGCTCACGTTTTACCTCCTCCCCCGACGGAGTGCGCCAGCTTACCTCTTCCTTAATAGGTGTAAGCGGCGGAGCGCAGGAGATAAACCGCTCCTTTACCCAGCCGTGTCCCACTCCACCGGGGTTGGCGGTGGCACGGATATAGCACCTCGTTCCCGGGCCGTTTGGGCGGTTTCTGGAAAAGAGATAGCTGTATTCGTCAAAGCTGAAGTGTGTCAGCTCGTCGAAGGCGATAAAGTCGAAGGCTTGTCCCTGATACTTTTCTCGGTCTTGGGTATGCTGCATAGCGCCAAAGATGATTTTTGCCCCCGACGGAAAATGCCAGGTGCGGGTGCTTGCGTTGTATTTTGCCTTGGGGTAGGCGCGGGGATAATAATGTCGGGTTTTGTCGATAAGC